TCAAGCAACAGACAATAGATACATGAGAATTACTTTTAAGGATACCGGGGGAGCTGGAGCTAATTTTAATGAAGATGTTATTATTGGGAGTTTATTATTTGGAAAATACGTAGACTTTAAAGTTCCTAATTTACAACTCTCAACTTCAATAAATTATGATGGTACAAATATAAATAAATCTATCGGTGGAAATTCCTATGCAAATTCTACTCATTTTGGGGAACCTACTTGGAATCATACAATCCCATGGAATTTATCAACAGCATCTAATCAACAAACATATGGGTTTAATAGAAGATATGGAAGAGTTAATCATTCTTTAAATTTTGATTTATTTGCAGATACTTCTTTATATGGTGAAAATTGGTTTGCCAATAGTGATGATTCAACAAATATAGCAGATTGGTATGATTCAGATAGTTTACATTCATCGTTTTATAATAGAATATTAGGTCAGCATCTACCTTTCTTATTTACAATAGACTCCACAAGCACAACAACCGGGGATTATGGTATGTTTAGATTAGCTAATCCATCTTTTGAAGCTCAACAAGTAGCACATCAATATTATAATATTGGCTTTGAAATAGAAGAAAGCTGGTAAATTTTATCCTGTCTATCGTAAGCCTCTAGGTTTTTTTTGATTTAGAGGCTTTTTTCTTTTGTACTTTCCTTTTTTTGTATTATATTTATTGCGATGAGACAATTAAATAACAAACAATTTGATACAAAAGAGGGAGCATCAGCTAGTCATAGCGAATTGTCTCATCCTCAATTAGCTCCCTCTGTATCACAAAAGGATGAGAATCAAATGGTATATTTAAAAGGTACTGATTGGATCAGACATAAGTGTGCTCCTCATGGTGGTCATTATTATAAAGTTATTAATGGCTTTAGGGTTGATATACATAGAAAAGAATCATACACATCAAGAAAAAACAATTCTTATAAAAGATGTTATAAGGTGATAGGTAATGTATACTTAGGACAAAGAAATAGCTTCAAAGATGCTATGAGACTTGCTGAAGGAGGTAAGTAATGAAAAAATCAATGGTATATGATGGCTTAGTTAGTGGTGGTAAAAGAGTTAGATGGTTTTATTTTGATGAGGAAAAAAACGAGATAAAAGGCGATGCTTTATTTTTTAAGAAAACTAAAGATACAACGAGATTTCCTGTTGGTATGATTGTAAAAGTTGATGTAAATAAAAACGCTTTTGCTTTTTCTAAGGCTGAATGGGGGAAAATGTGGGATGATAAAATTGTAAAAGATATGGTGTTGGCTGATAGAGCAAATAAAGAAGAGTTGGCAGTAAAGCGTTCTGAAAACAAGATGAAAAAAGAAATGGGAGAGCTTTGGCAAGATATGACTATAAAAGAGGCTCGTCAATATCTAAGATATTGTCATGGAAAAGATAAAACAAATGCACTTGCATTAGTGCTTAACGCTTTAGGATTATAGGAGGTAAGTAATGGATATTTGTAAAAACTGTTTAAATTACTTAACTGCTTATAAGAACTCTATTTTAAAGCAATTATGGTTTGGTCATAAAGATAACTATCAAGATAGAATTGATGTCCTCAATGCTTTTAATCCTTTTATTAAAAGAGGTTTTTGCTGTGAAAGCTGTGAAGGTCATTACAATAAATATCTTAGGAGATAGGTAATGCACAATCAACAAAAGCAGCATAGTGGAAAATTTATCCGGGAGATTGGTGGATGGGGAAAGTATTATAGTTTTCTTAAAGACCAGAAAACAATTCGCAGAGAATCAGTTAAGGTTGGTAGAAATGATCCTTGTCCTTGTGGTAGTGGTAAGAAAAATAAAAAATGTTGCAAAATAATTTAAGGGAGGTAATTATGCAATCATCAGAAGTTAGAACCTTGGTAGCCGGTAAAAGGCTACCTTGGGAATCATCAGAGTTAATAGCTCTAAAAATAATAAAGAACCAATTATATTCTTTTTATTCTTTAACTGAAGGTAACCTCGATAACATGGATAAAACCTCCATAATCGGGCAAATAAAGGCTTTATCGGATAACCTAGAGGATTTAATTAGGTACATTGATAGTAATATTGATAAGCTAATTAAAAGAGATGCAAAAGGAAACAAGGTTTGTAAGTTTTGCGAATCTAATAAAGTATATGTTTGTGAGCCTTGCATGGATGATTGGGCAAAAGAATTAGATGAAAAGATGGCTAGGGGTGCATTAGGATTTGATGAAACAATGAAGAACTTAAATAATTTAAGGATTGGTAAATGATACAATATACAGTAAGTAAAGAGGAACACAAGTTGATCTTGGAGATGATTGAGGTGTTTAGTAAAATCTGTGCAGATGAACAAAAGAAAGAAAGATCACTTGAAATATTAAAGGATTTATCAGATGTCAAAAAACAAACTACCATCACAGAAGATAATGAACCCGGAATCTGTGATTGATAAACCTTACGTTCCTCATGATATGCGGTATCATGCAGAAATACAATATGAGGGAGAGATAGCGATGAGATATGTATGTGCAGCTGGTGAAACCTTAGATGAACTTGCACAGGACATTACCAACGAACTCCGCAAAGCTCGACATCGCCTCCCTCACATTGTTCATGTTGAGGATTTAGAAACCGGGGAACTAATTACTAAAGATTTTATTCATGATTATAATAAAGGAGTGTATAATGGATAAATTAGAACTATGGATGTTTACCTTTCTAGATTGGCTAGAAGATATAGCACCATATATGATAACAGCGTGTTTATCAATAATTTTTTATCAACTAATAACGAGAGGAGTGTAAATTGAATCCTAAATTAGAAATCCCGGTAGGCGGATCAGCAGATATAACTTTGCAGTTTGACCAACCAAAGATCGGAGAAGGACCTAATGGTCCTTATTACCTTTATGGTGTTGAGGTCATGGGCGAGAAAAAAAGCTACTTTGCTAGTGAGAAAGCCCATGAACTATTGCAGCATTATGGTAAAGGTGATGTTGTAAGAATAGATCATAAGGCATTACCAGAAGGAAGGTCTATTTACAATGTTTCGTCTGTATCTGGATCACCAAAACAGAAGCCAACTCAAGATGATTCTGCTGAAGGTAAGGTAAGGCATGGCTTTGCTATTGAAGCATATAAACAAGGTAAACCTCTAAGCACAGAAACTATTAAAGAAGTTAATGAATGGGTTGCATTTGTTATGCTTGGTAAAGCTGAAGAGGAACTTCCTTTTTAATGACCAAAGCTCAGAAAACTAAATTAAATAAATTAGTTCGTGAGTATGTTCTCCTTAGGGATAAAGTGTGTTTGAGGTGTGGAAAAGAAAACAATCTCCATGCCTCACACATCTACCCAAAAGGTAAATTTAGAAAAATGCAATTTGATACCGATAATGTAAAGGCTTTATGTTTAGGATGTCATCTTTATTGGTGGCATAAACATCCGATAGAAGCCAAAGAATGGGCAGAAAAAGCATTAGGTGAAGAAAGGCTTGATAGATTAAAAAAACAAGCTAATACCATAAATAAAAATAAATTAGATTATAAAAAATTAAAGTATGAATTAGAAATAAAGATTAAGGATTTTAATAAATGAAAATTCTTGATCTATTTAGTGGCATTGGTGGTTTTCATCTTGGTTTTAAACGAGCTGGATTTAAATTTGATTATGTTGGATTTAGCGAAATAGACAAATATGCCAGTGCAGTATATAAATATAACAATCCATTTGCAGAGGAGTTAGGAGATGTTAAATCTATTCGATCAGAAAACCTTCCCAAAATCGACATTATCACTTTTGGATCACCTTGCCAAGATTTTAGTCTCGCTGGAGCTAGAGCTGGGATGTCTAAAGGAACGAGAAGTTCTCTTATCTGGGAAGCAATTAGGCTCATCGATGAGTGCAAACCACATTTTTTTATCTGGGAAAATGTTAAAGGAACATTCTCCTCAAATGATGGCAGAGACTTTTGGGCAATTATCCAAGCCTTTACCAACATTGGGAGCTATCGACTTGAATGGCAACTGCTTAATACACGCTGGTTTCCGAGAACCCCCCAAAATAGAGAAAGAATATACCTTGTCGGATATTCTGGAAACAGAGGTAGACGATCGGTATTTCCTATCCGAGAATATGGTGGAATATATAACGACAAGCAAATCGGGAAAGATTTGATACAAACCTTTACAGAAAGAAGTTTTGATGGGAATCGTGAAGATGGAGGAAGATCTATAAGATACCATAAGATATTAGGAGAAACTCCATGCCTATCTAGTAACATGGGAACAGGTGGTAATAATGTCCCTATGATTAAATTTAATTATGGACAAAAATCACTAAATGAAACATTGGAAAAAGTAAATTTAAAAAATGATGATATTAAAGTATTAGATTTATATAACAAAAAAGCTCAAGATATAAGTCCAACATTAACCGAACCTCATCATAATAGTCTTAGGTTATATAATAAAACAAAAATTAGGAAACTTACACCTGTGGAATGTATGAGATTACAAGGTTTTCCAGATAATCATAATCAGTTTGGATTGTTGGATGGCAAGAAAGTTGCTATTAGTGATACACAAAGATATAAACAAGCTGGGAATGCGGTTACTGTTGATGTAGTTGAGGCAGTTGCAAGAAGAATAAAAAAAATATTATGAACAGCGGATATATTAAACTTCATAGAAAAATATTAGATAATCCTTTAGTGATGAAGTCATCAGATCATTTTTCTATCTGGATGTATTTGCTATTGAATGCAGCTCATAAAAAATATGATACTTTGATTGGATCAGAAAGGGTAACATTAAATCCCGGTCAATTAGTAACCGGTAGAAAAAAGATAGCAAAAGATTTAAAAATTAATGAGAGTAAAATTCAAAGGATTTTAAAACTATTTGAAATCGAACAACAAATTGAACAACGAACAAATTCTGTAAGTCGTGTTATATCAATAGTTAATTGGTGCGACTACCAACAAAGTGAACATCAAAATGAACAGCGAGTGAACAACGAGCGAACACTATACAAGAATACTAAGAATATTAAGAATATATATATAGATCAATTTAATGAATTTTGGAACTTGTACGATAAGAAGGTAAGTAAACCCAAAGCGATTACTGCATACAATAGAGCATTGAAGAAAGTTGACCACAAAACAATCATGGATGCTTTGAAGAAGCAGAAAAAATTATGGGTTGGTAAGGATAAGGCATACATTAAACATCCTACTACTTGGTTGAATCAGGAATGCTGGGAGGATGAGATTGAACATATACAACCAGCCAAAGAATTTATTAGGCCAAAGTTCCAGAAAACACCATCTGGATTATATAAGGCTTGGTGTATGAAATGCGGAAATAAATTACTTCCTAATGAATACCAAATTAAGGGAAGTTCGGAATGTTGCGGTGTTGATATGTTGCCAGAAGAACCAATAATTAATGATACAAAAAAACAAGATGAAAAGATAATGGGAGCAGTATTTAATTATGAATAATAGTTTTGATTGGTTATTTAAAAACCAAGTGAAAGACCATAAAGAAAAATTTAATTTTGATTCTAAATTAGCAGATCAAAGAGTTAAATTCTGTACTAAATGCAAAAAGTGTTGGGAGATAGATAGAGTAAAATCAAAAGATCCTTGGTTGTTAAGACAGAATAAAAAATTTGTAAATTATTACGAAGATTTCCCTACTTGGGGAAAAGAAAGAGAAACCTGTCAAAAATGTGAGGAGTAAAATATGGAATGTCCAAAATGCGGAAGTGGTCATTTAAATAAAAAAGGCTATCACTATAGTCGAAAAGATGGAACAAAAATATCCAAAAGATATATCTGTATGAGTTGCGGAAAGCAATTCAATATCTCCCTAGAAGAAGAAGTAAGAAATACCAAAGACCTCCCAAAAATTTTATTATATGATATAGAAACTGCACCGATGGAAGTATTTGTATGGGGATTATATAAGCAATATATACCTCACACTAACATTATAAAGAATTGGTTTGTGCTTAGTTGGTCAGCAAAATGGTTATATGATGATAAAATTCTTTCAGCAGTAGTAACTCCCAAAGAGGCAAAAGAACGATCAGATAAAAGAATTATAAAGGAAATATGGCAGCTATTAGATAAAGCTGATATTTGTATAGGTCATAATATAGATCGCTTTGATGACAGGAAACTAAGAGCAAGATTTATTGATAATGATCTTAAACCTCCTACACCTTACAAAACAGTTGATACTTTGAAGGTGGCCAGAAGAAACTTCGCATTCGTATCTTATAAACAGGATTACTTAACAAAGCATTTTGATCTTAATGAAAAAATTAACACCGGGGAGTTAGGAGGCTTTGAATTATGGAAGAGATGCGTAGCTGGAGA